GTGTTCCGATTTGAGAGCCGTATGCGATGCCTCAGAGTATGGATATTTAAAGGAAGGATGGGATGGTGGAAAGGAAATGGTGTGCTAGTTGCCAGGTGGAAAGACCAGCTTGTGATTTTAAGTTGGTAAGGACTGGTACTGTTAATCGCTGGAGATGTGGGGTTTGCCTTGCTAGGCAGGCGCAACCAAAATATAAAGGAAAGAAAAATGAAAAGTAACTATGTGTACACAAAAGCAGGTACAGACATTACGATTCGTTGGGCAAAGTTGTATAACTATGTTCCGGCTAGTGAGCAGGAGTTTTACAAAAAGAAGTGGGCCGACTTTCGTGCTATTTGCAACCAATCCATAGAGGATATTCAGCCAGCAGTAGAGGCAGCAAAAGTCTATAAATGGAAGCAAAAATGATAAATAAACATTGTCTAGAAGCCTTTAACAAGCTAGAGCAATCTATTTACCATCCGCAGGAATACTTTGCGCTGGGCTGGAACGCTGCGATAGATGCCATGTCTGCTGAGTTTGCTAAAAAATGGGAGCTGGATGAACTTTCTGATGTACCATTTATAACCCAGCCAACCAATGAATCAATGGAAGATAAAGAATGAGCCAAGATTATTCACAAATTTACTTAGAGGCTATGAGAACGCTTAGGAGTTTTTATAACCATGAACTTAAAGAAAACCATGTAGAGGCAGCAAAGGCAGCTTTAGAGGTTTCTGTGCTGGCTACCCAGCTAAAGGTAATTGCAATGGAAAAGGCTGATATATGAAAGCCTTTCCAAGCGCCGAACCAATTTATAGCAAAGACATTGTTGGTGTTAAAGAAAGCGCAGGTATGGATTTGCGTGATTACTTTGCGGCCAAAGCAATGCCAGAACTTTTACGAGAAGATTTAAAAGTATCTTTTGATAAACAAAAAGGCTTTGAATGGCTTGGTGAATTTTCATACAAAATAGCAGATGCAATGATAAAGGCTCGTAAAAATGGTTGAGCAGGGATCGCAAGAATGGTTAGCAATTAGGCTGGGCAAAGTAACGGCTAGTCGGATTGCCGATGTGATGGCTAAAGGAAAGTCGGGCGAGGCTGCCACTAGGGAAGATTACCGCACAGAATTGGTAGTCCAAAGGCTCACAAATAGCCCAGGAGAGTCGTTTACCAATGCGGCAATGGAATGGGGTACACAGACCGAACCAATGGCTAGGATCGCTTATGAGGCCCATGCCAATATATTTGTAGAGCAGGTTGCTTTTGTAGATCATTCCACGATAGAATGGTTTGGATGCAGCCCAGACGGACTGGTTGGTGAAACTGGTTTGTTGGAGATTAAATGCCCAGCTAGTAAAACGCATATTAAGTATTTATTGGGTGGCAAACCGCCTGCAAAGTATGTACCGCAGATGCAATGCCAGATGGCAGTAACGGGCCGTGAGTGGTGTGATTTTGTAAGTTATGATCCACGCCTGCCGGAAGATTTACAGTTGTTTGTAGTGCGCCTTGAGAGAGATGAGGAATACATTAAGGCGATGGAAGCAGAAGTAGAGAAATTCCTCGGTGAAGTGAGTGAGATGTATTCTAAATTAAAGGAAATAAATAATGGCTTATGAACCAAAAGAAGGTAGCGGATCGCTATTTAAAAATGACCGCAAAGAGAAACCGACCCATCCTGATTACGCTGGAACAATCATGGTCAATGGCAAAGAGCATTGGCTAAGTGGTTGGATTAAGGAAGGCAAAAACGGTAAGTTCTTTAGCATTGCGATTGGCAAGGAGAAGGAGCGCAGCAACTTTAAGGCCAAGGGCGATGACGAAATGCCTAAGCAAACGATTGACGATGACATTCCCTTTTAAGGAACTGATATGAAAAAGATAGCTTTAGCATTGGTAACATATATGTTACTCATGGGCGTAGGATATGCCTGCCAAACAACGACAATTATTGTCAATGGCAAGATGACTACTTGTACTGTCTGCGGCAACATTGTGACTTGCTTCTGATATGCAACAACAAGTCACCGACCTGGTATTAAAGTTTCTAAGGCAAGGCTTTACGATTGAGCAGATAGAGCAAGCGTTTGTAGCGGAACTAGAAACAATCCGCAAATCAGCGCCAATGCTAAAGGCCCAAAAGGAAGCTGCTTTAGCCCCATAACCCCACTAAGAGATAGGCTGCATCCTTCACAAGTTTTTGGCTAGTTCACTTCCTATCAAACTAGCATTAGTGTAAAATGGCAAAAGACCTAGGAATTATCAGTTCGCTAGGCCTTTCTAACCAATCTAACTTGACGGAGTTATCATGGCTAACCAAAATTCTACATTGACCAAAGAAATATTGCACGATCTTTTTATTTATAAAGATGGATTGCTGTATAAAAAACCAAAGTCCAATCGTTGCAGATCCGACATCATTATTGGCAGAAATAATGGAAACGGCTATCTTAGAACTGCTATAAATTACAAATCATATTACATTCACAGGTTGATTTTTGTGATGTTTCATGGATATTTTCCAAAGCAAATAGATCACATAGACGGAAACAGATCAAATAACCGCATAGAAAATTTGCGTGAGGCAAATAATGCTCAGAATAATTGGAATAAAACCACTACTAAAGCCAACACATCAGGCAGAAAAAATGTTTACTGGCACTCTGCTGCAAAGAAATGGGCAGTAGAAATTAAAGTAAATTCAGTAAAGAAATATATTGGTATTTTTGATGATTTAGAATTTGCTGATTTGGTAGCACATGAGGCAAGAAGCAAATACTTTGGTAGATGGGCTAACCATTCTTAGCCATCTCTATAGCCTCTTTTCTTTCGCTTTCGGTGCGGCGCAACCAGCCAACTCCGAATACAGGAAATGTCTTTAGACCCTTGTAAAACGCTGTACGAGCTTCTGAGAACTTATCTATCAATGTTTCTACATTAGCCTCGTTTATCTTAGCCATTGTATTTGGGCCAATAACGCCATCTGTTACAACACCGATTGCATCTTGCAACAGTTTAACGCTACGACCAGAGCCGGAATTAACGGCCATAGTAAATACTAATAAATCCAAGCCTCTTGGTAGTTTCTCGCAATAACTGGTGCGCCAGTATTTCATCTCATACATAGGGCCTACAAGCTCTGGAGTCAATGCTCTCATTGCTTTTTCGTCTGCCTCATGCCCGATCCATTCTTCCCAAACCTTCTTTGTAACGCCTAAGTTGGTCATGCCGCCTGGATCAGAAGGATGGTTTACAAAGCCGCCTTCATGCTTTAAAACCTTAACCAAACACTCTTGGAAATTATTTGCCATCTTTTGCTTTCATATCCATAATTTTTTCTAATGTTCTGCCGCCAAAGTAAAAGCTCATAATCAACATACCCCATTGACCTAAGAGTTCTACATAGGCTTTATTAGTGTCTAGATCAAACGCTGACATCATAGCAAAAATGAAGTAGCCGCCAAGAATAAACAATAAAGTCATTGGGCGAATGTTTTTAGATAACCAGCTATCGCTAGTCATGTCTGCTTGAAGTCTTGCGGTAAGCTCTTGTTGCTCTGCGGTATCTGCTGCAATTTTGGCTAGTTCGCCATTCTGCTGCATCTCTAGCAGTTTTAGCTTGGCCTGCTCTGCCTGGGCTGGGTCTGGGAATACCTTATCTAGTATCTTGCCGCCAATGTCTAGTATTGCCGTTAATGGAAACATTATTTTTTCCCCACAGTAGTTTCGTTGCCGCCCTTTTTTACTGTAACCTTATCGCCCTCAACTTCAACAGACATAGGATCACGGTCAGCCATTCGATCTAAACGGTCAATAAGTTGTTTCATAATTTCAAACTCAGGCTTATCTTGTTTAGGAGTAGCGCCAGCAACGCCATTTAGCATGGAGATTAACGCTGTTAAGGATGCGCCAAGCAAACCCATTACGGCAGCCATTTTGCCTTCTTCTAGAACTACAGAAGCGCCTACTCCCATTGCTACAATAATTGTGATGTAGATTAATCCGTGTCTGCCAATCGCCTTACCAGCAACTTCTTTTGCGGTTTCTATGTATTCGCTCATTAAAATGCTTTCAATATAAATTTAAGCCACAAAGTCACAACAAGTGCAGCAACAAAACAATAAAACTGAACCCGTCTTACTGCTTTTAAATCATGCTGGAATTCCTCGTTATTCTTGCGCTCCATGTTTTCAATGTCTAGCTTAATTCTAAGTAACGAATCCCACTCTTTAGTGCCGTACTGCTTTACAAACTTAATCTTTAGATCAGCCTCCTCATCGGAGATTTGTTTCTTTCGCTTCCACTCATTAAGCGCTTTAATCAGCGCTCGTTCCTTCTTAAGTTCTGCCTCACGGGCTGCTCGTACTCTTTCTTGCGCCCTTTGTTTAGCTACATCTGTTGCATCTTTTTGTATGTTTTCAATCTGCTTAGAAACGGACTTACCTGCCTCACGAGCAGAGTCCAGCCCAGAACTAAGGCCCTTTACTCCTTCTGTTAAACCTAGCGGATCGGACATAAAGAATCATTTTCTAAAAACCATTTCTGAAACATAACTAATGAACGCACCGGCAACAGATGCTACACCCATTAAGGCCCATAAAGACCCTTTAGAGCGTTCTGCCATAGCCACTAACTTTTTAATGTCGCTGTCCATAGCATCTACTTTGCGCTCTAGGTTTTCTACAGAATTAACTAATTTTCCGTACTCTATAGGGTCAATTTCGCTCATTCTGCATCTTTCTTATGGTAAAGTATTTACAAATTGAATAGCATCCATTACTTGACCGTCAGCGTCTAATAGTTCTGCGCCTTCTAGGATTGCTTTTTTGAAGTTAGTGTAATCAGAACCATCACCACCAATGCGAATTTGGGCATAATCAGAAAGACGCATAACCCAAGTTTGATTACCAAACATATCTAAAGGCATTAATTTATACATAATCATAACTCCGCTGAAGCGTTCCAAGCACCGTAAAACACATAGGCTTGGTTTAATGTGTATGTTCCAGAGCTTGAACCAAATGTTGTTCCAGATGCAGTACTATTTACAGTTGTTACTGGAAAATTAACCCACCCACTAACGCCACCAAAAGTAGACCATTGACCGCTAGTTGGAGTAGTTGGTAAGTCTGTATTAATAAAAGTAACAGTTGTGGGTGTTGCTCTCATAGTGACGGGGAACGAAATATAAGGCAGCCACATTCCTCCAGTATTATAGGCAGAAGATGCTGTAGTCATAAATGCTCCATTTGTGGAGTGAACCATGCCGTTTGTTGGAACTACATTTGTATTGCTGTTTTTACAGTAATACCGTTGACATAACTGTAACTCAGTTCCAAACTGTCTATGCTCAAAGCTAGTAGCTTGTGTTCCTTTTTCTAACTGAACTCCAGTAATGTAGAATGTAGCACCGTTTGTTCCTACTACTGATACTGTGCCTGTTGGCTGAACTAGATTTCCAGCTCCCCAAGCACCAGCAGTTCCAGTATATGTTGAGCCTGAACCTAAACCAAAGCGAACAATAACACCAATACCATTAGTTGCGCCAACCCAAGTTCCAGTTGTATCGCCAGCAATAGTTACTGATTTTTGTTCCCAAGTATTAGCAGCAGATATTGTGTAGTTAAATGGATAGCTTCGATTTACAGTAGCGTTTGATAAAGCACCACCAAAAGTTCCAGTAAGACTAGAGCGGACCCAAAAACTTAAAGTTACTGTGGCAGCAGAAGCAGTTCCCCATGCCATATCAGCAAAGTTAAATCCTTCAATGTTTTGGGCAACTAAAAAAGTATCTCCAGTTACTACAGAATAAGAAGAAGAAGATGTTATACCTAAATAATTACTAAAACCAACAGGAGGGGTTACTGATCCAGCGTTTTGTTGTAATGTATATTTAGAGGATTGTGTAAAACCAACAGCAAATCTATCTACACAAAAGAAATTTGACCCAGTTGCATCTACAACAGCACCAGCGTACCTTTGGTCAATCACCATCGCACCATTAATAATACGATTCCGCATTACCGATGAGATAGGTGCTACTGAACCACCCTGTGAGTCTGCCACTCTGTTAACAGTTGCAGTAGTAAATGTGGCTGTAGTAGCTGTAGTAGCGCCAATAATAGTATCGTTTATAGACCCACCAGTAATAACAGGAGCAGTCATGGTATATGTGCCGCCTCGGATACCATCGCCAACATCCCTAATTTGGGACATCATATCTC